AGTGCGCGTGGGTGGGGGCACAAACTACCGGTGTGGGAGTCTTTGGAGCATCCTGTTTTTGACCGTATGGGTGGCTGGTGGTATCTTCTGCCTGATGGGGGTAAGGTTGAGTCTCACTGGAAAGACCAGGCGTTCTGAGTAGTACAATAGAGTGAGGGCCAGCCCGTAACAGACTGACCCTCACATAAATACCGGTGATATGAGCACCGGCAAATCCATTCTACTGGAGGAGCCGGTAGATATGGATAACAATGAGCAACAAAATAAGCATCTCCAGGCGATTCGCCATAGTGGATGAATGGGTCATCAATTTAGACATCTCTGACAGGGCGTTCAAGCTCTACGCGGTTCTCGCGAGATATGCAGATAACAACACTCACAAAGCCTTCCCCTCCAGGCAGACTCTGGCTACTAGGTTGCGCTGCTCGAAAGCTTCTGTAGATCGTGCGGTGATGGAGCTGGTGGATGCTCAGGCGATTGAGAAGCAACACAGGGCTTACAATTCTGTGCTTTATACGGTGCTGGTGGATGCTCCTGACGGTGTTATCACCCCTGAGGACATGGTGTCATCACCGGTGAGTACAGATGTCATCACCCCTGATGACGTAACTAGAACCACTGAACTAGAACCAGAGAACTATATTGACAAAAAAGGAAAATCTGTCCCTTCAGACTGGCAACCCACACCAGAGCTCACCGCTGACTGCACACAAAAGTGGCCCACACTCATCATTGCTAATGAGGTGGAAGCCTTCATTGACTTTCACATTGCCAAGGGCTCTGCATTCAAGGATCTCAATAGGGCCTTCAGGACTTGGTGTCGTAACGCTGCAAAGTTTCGTGAGCCTAAGACTGTGATTCATAAGCAGGAGATGAAACCTAACGCTGAGATCCCTGATGCGCGTGCTTGGGTGAGGGAGATGCATGAGATGGGTGAGCATTTTGAGTGTAGGCCTGGGGAGTTTGATTGCAAATGAAAATCCTAAACCTATATGCAGGCATTGGTGGCAACAGGAAACTCTGGGGGGGGGAGCACCAGGTGACAGCTGTGGAGTATGACGAAAACATTGCACCTGTCTACGCTGATCTGTTCCCAAACGATGAGCTCGTGATTGGTGATGCTCATGAGTACTTGCGGCAACACCACAAAGAGTTCGACTTCATCTGGTCTAGTCCTCCCTGCCAAACACACTCATCATTCCGTTACAACATTGGTGTGCAGTTGAGGGGTGTTGAGGAGAAGTACCCTGACATGACCCTGTATGAGGAGATTCTGTTTTTGCAGTATCACAGTGAGGCTTTGTGGGTGGTGGAGAATGTGGTCCCTTACTATCCCCCCATGCTGAACCCTGTGAAGAGGAACCGGCATTTGTATTGGGCTAACTTCCATATCCCTGAGCTCCCCAAGCTGGTGGAAAACTTGAGGGCTATGAATAAGGTGAGTGATCTGGAGGGGTTGCATGGGTATGACTTGTCTGCCTATCGGATTCCTAATAAGAGGCAGGTGTTGCGGAATTGTGTGGCTCCTGAGACAGGGTTGCAGATTCTTGAGGCGGCAGAGCTGGCTGTGACACACCCTGAGAAATTGTTTTGATATGTGCTTGCGCTCCCTGTGTGTATTGGTATACAGTAGAGACATTAGCAACACCACAAGAGAGGAAACATAATGAACACCACACAACAAATCAGCACACTGGCCAAGGTCAGCATTGACAAAGCTCAAGAGATTCACGATGTCCTCCTCACAGAGGCACTCATTGACTTCTCTGAAGCCACCACACGCGAGTACAAGAAAGCAATCTCACTGGCTACCTGGTTCATTGACAACGGTAGAAGCTGGGAATGAGCAAGCATTGAGTGAGCCTGAGCAGGTCCCTGATGATCGCAACACCCCTGAGGCGATTGCACGCGAGAACGCCCTGAAGGCTGACCTTGAGACAGCATGGAATTGCACACTCCATCATCTGCCTCAGTTCTATCATGTGGACTTTTTTGCTGAGCGTGCTGGTGAGCTGATGGCATGGGTTGAGGTGAAGCAGCACAACTGTACCTCCACGCAATACCCCACAGTGTTTATGAATGTGGATAGGAAGCACCGGCATTTGACGGCTCATAGTTATACGGCACGCTCTGTGTTTGTGGTGCGCTGGAGTGATGGGGTGACTAGGTTTATTGATGTATGTGATGTGAAACCTGAGTGGCTGGGTGAGGGTGGGGAAAATAATAGGTGGGGTGAGGGGCAGCATGATTTGGAGGCTGTGTACCTCATCCCCATTGATGAGATGAGAGCGCTGTGAAACCGTACTATCAGGATGATCTGGTGACACTGTTTCATGGGGATTGTCTGGAGGTTACTGAGTGGCTTGAGGCTGATGTGCTGGTGACAGATCCTCCCTATGGTCAGGCCTACAAATCAAACATGGACAGAGGGTCTAGGACTGAGTGGCATGAAGTCATCTCTGGAGATGACACAACAGAGGGGCGTGATTCAGCTCTGAAGCTTTGGGGCAACAAAAAGGCTGCTCTAATTTTTGGCACTTGGAAAACTCCAAAGCCAGAGGAAACTAAACAGGTTGTCATATGGGATAAGACTCCCTGTGGGTATATGGGGGATTTGCAGATTCCATTTGGCAATGCCCATGAGGAGATTTACTGTCTTGGGAAGTTAGGTTGGACTGGCACTAGGGAGCCCAGCATTGTGAGAGCACAGATGCTGATGAGCAGTGACAGAGACAGGCCTAATCACCCCACACCAAAACCCATTGGCTTGATGGAAAAACTGGTGAGCAAGACAACTGGTGTTGTTGCTGATCCTTTCGCTGGTAGTGGTGCTACTTTGCTTGCAGCTAGGAACCTTGGAAGGAAAGTTATTGCGGTGGAGCTGGAGGAACAGTACTGTGAGCTCATTGTTTCGAGACTGTCTCAGCAGGTGTTTGATTTAGGAGGGCTGGAATGAGCAATTACAGTGACAACTTTTGGGCTGAGGAGATGAGCATTGACCTGGGGGAGCTCCAGCGTGAAAGTCCCTTACACCCTGACCAGCTAAGACTGAAACGCAAACTGAGCAGGCAGGCTGAGGAGTATTGGGCTAGGGAGAGGTTTCTTGCTCGCGTGAAGGATAGTGTGCCTGCACCTGAGGCAACATACACACCTCCCAAGAAAAGGACAGTGAAGGCTAAACAGGGTAAAGTTAGGCGCTATGACTTCACAGATCAACAGCTTGAGATTGCTAGGCGGTCTCTAGGTGCAGGTGATTCAGTGTGAACGGTGTGGGTTTGAGTGGGAGCTCTCGAGCTCGAGGCAGAAAACTATTCTCTGTGCCTCTTGCAGGGCTAAGAAGGTTCAGACAGTCCACACGAAAAAGGGGAAGTGTATTCCCTGGTCTGGTTACTTTGCAGCCGATGATGTCACCCCTATCCATGAGGATGGGGCTCTAGTGATTGCCGGTGTCAGGCGTTGCGGTCATACTGATTGTGTCAATCCATCACATATAGAAAGGGAAAAGAATGGTTAAGAATGAGGCTCTGATTGAGCTGACTGGGTGGCTGAATGATGTGCGCGAGTTTGACTGGGGCACAGCACTAAAGGTGAGCGTGGATGTGCGAAAGAAAACCCCTGAAGGCACATGGGAGACAGTAGATAAGACAATCTACGATGTGACCACTGATGGGAAAACCCCTCTGGAGGATGTGAAGCAGGTGACGGTGAAAGGCCGGATCACTGGCACTAACACTTTCCAGAAGCGTGACGGATCCACCGGCTCTGCTGTCAAGGTACGCGCTGAGAGCATTGTTATCGCTTCTGATAAGCGTAATGAGGCAGCAATCACTGAGGTGTGGCCTACGGTGAACCCTAATAAGCCGATTGATGAAAGCGCACCGTTCTGATGAGGTGGTCTGGTTTCGCTGTCTTGGCTGGTTTGGCTACCCTGTACTTCCTGCTGGCTGGGGAGGCTGAGGGTCTCTTGGCTGGGTTTGGGTATGTGGCTAGTGCTTTGCTGTATGTGTTGTCTTTTCTGAACCTGGTGAAGCCCAAAAAATAGTTTGAAAAAGTTTGTGTTTGGGCTTGCGCTCTATGTGTGTAGCGGTATACACTAGAGACATCAACCAAGAGAGGAAACACAAAATGTTCGGAGCAACAATCATCGAAGACTTCACCGCAGAGGAAGCACTCAAGAGCGACAGCGTTTGGGTTACTCACCGCGACAGTGACCGGATGTTCCAGGTCCAGGTAATCGCAGGCAACAGCCGGATTATCACCGTAGACTTCCAGGGCCAGAAGATGAGCTTCACCTACCGCTGGGAGCACTGGGGCAACAAAGATTACCGCCTCACGATTGACTAAGAGAAACAGACAGGCCCCCTCTTCGGAGGGGGTTTCTCTTTGCCCAGGTAGACTGGTTAGGTGAGCCTAACTTTTGACGTGTATGGCAGACCAGCACCCCAGGGCAGTAAACGCTACATAGGGGGCTCAGCCAAACAGGGTGGGCGCTTTATCGAAGCGAGCAAATATCTGCCGGCATGGAGAAAAGCTGTCACCTCCACAGCGGTAGCAATCATGGAGGATGAGGGCTGGGAGACTGTCGCGGATCCTGTAACCCTTGAGGTCATCTTCTACCTGGAGCGACCTGCCACGATTCCGCAAAGCAAAAGACCCTGGCCTATCAAACCCCCAGATTTGGACAAACTAGTGCGCGGCGTGGCAGACGGTCTCACTGATGCTGGTGTTTGGCTGGATGACGATCAGGTTGTCCATGTGATTGCCTGGAAGTGTTACGCAGACACGCGAGACCCTGGAGCTACTGTCACAATTACCCCCATTGTGGGTGGTGAGGGGTTAGACTTCTAACAGTCTCAAGGAAAGGTGGAAAGTTATGCTTGAGGACATGAGGCCTCCCGTGATGAAGACTCGCTGCAAAGTGAGGACAATGCTGGAGCAACTTGATGAAACTGACAGGGAAATCCTGCTCAAAGCTATCGCCAATCATGAGGCATGGTCTAGTAACGCGTTAGCGCGTGCACTGTCACAGCGTGGCCTTATCACTACTGAGAAGCCGATTAGGAAACACCGGAACAGGGAGTGCTCGTGCTAGATGACCTACAGCCTGCAAAGAAAGTGCAAGCACCTTCCCACTTCAGACCAGGTTTAGAGTTTGACGGTACTGAGGGGACCGCTACTACTGAGGGTCTCCCTGAGGCTCCTAACTTTGATGAGTTCCTGGAGGAGCGCGGTTACTCACCTGATGAGTATGAGATCGTGGGGACACCTAGAACGTCTCAATGGCAGAGGTGGGATGGGGAGTGGCTTACCGCGTATCGGTTCCACTTCCGTAAGAAACTGGCCGGCATCCATTTGCCTACTCTTTACGCTGAGGCGAAACGCACCAAGGCGAAACCTGCCAAGCAGAAAAAGTCCAACTCCAGAACCTTTGTGATATGCCCTGCAGACTTCCAGATAGGGAAGGGTGGGAGTCGTGGAGGTCATGAGGAGTCAATCCAGCGCATCCATGAAAGCTATGACCGGATTGAGCAGAGACTGAAGACCGGCAACTTTGACCACATCATCATCCTTGACATGGGGGACATTATTGAGGGTGTGAACAATAAGGCTGACATGGATCAACTCCAGAGCAACACTCTCAGCCCTATGCAACAAACAGACTTAGCGGCAGCGCTCATCTGGGATCTCATCAAACTGTGTGCCAAATACGCTCCTCTGACTTACGGCTCAGTGGCTTCTAATCATTGCCAGTTCAGAGTGAACAAGGCAGCGGTGGGGAGACCTGGCACAGATGACTGGGGTGTTGTCATCCTGCAACAGATTAGGCGGCTTGCTACTGAGGTGGGGCTCCCTGTGGAGCGCTGGTTGGTCCCACAACCTCATGAGGAGGGTTTCGCCTTTGATGTGTTCGATGACGGTTCACACATTCTTGGTGCGATTCATGGCCACCAGGTTTCACGCCCTGATGCTTTCCAGGGTTTCTGGTCCAAGGCTGTGTTCAATGACAGTTACTTAGCGGCAGCCACACTCATGGTGTCAGGTCACTTCCACCATCACCGCGTAGAACAGTTCTCTGGCACTGAAGGCAGGGAGAGATGGTGGGTCCAAGCATCCACCATGGATAACGGTTCAGACTGGTACACCAGAATCCAGGGGGCCGGCGGTGACTCCACACCAGCAGTGACCTGTTTCGAGCTGGAGAAGGGTGTGCCTTTCAGGGGTAAGGTTGAGCTGTTATGAGTGATGAGCAAGAGTTTGACCGGATTATGGCTTCTATGTATTCACAGGACCTGCCACCGGTTGAGGTTGTCTCAGGAGAGTTCAGGGCTATCGCCAAAAACTTTTTCACCCTCCCTGTCCAGTTGCTGATGGATTTGAAGCAGGCACAACTAGATCAGGATGGGTCAGACCTGCTCCTCCTGTTTGATGCAGCTGAGATGGCGTTTAGTGAGGCTGACTTCGAGCGCATGAAAGATTTGAGCATTAGGGATTTTCTGAATGTGATTCAGGCGTGGGTGTACTTCGACAGGGGCGAGCATGGAATGGAGTGAGCTTGAGGGCTTGCATGACGGTGAAACCCTGTGGGTGTTAGGGTCAGGTCCCTCCCTGAACTACATTGACGGCAGTTTCTTCGATGACAAAGTGACAGTCTCCACTAACTTCAGTGCAAGAGCCCTAGGCATACACCCTCACTACGCTTTCAGCCACTATCACCACAATGCTGAGTCCCTGCTCGCTGACAGCTCCTGTGTTATCACCATCGAGCGAGACACCACCACTCAGAGCCTGTGGCAGGATGAGCAACCCCATCACCTAGTGCTCGCACCCACACAGTATGACAAACCGCCAGGATCCGCGTGGAATCCCATAACATCCCACAAACCAGGACTAGACCAGATAGCCTACGGTTCCTCCAGCCTCCACGGTGCAATGCACCTAGCAGCACACCTAGGCGCAAGCTACATCATGCTAGTAGGGGCTGACTGTGGTCAGATTGACGGTGCAGACCGTGTGAAGGATTACCAGGTGCAGGGAGGCGACACACTCTGGCAACTGTATGACCGCCACCATCAGCTCATGAAGCAATACCTGGAACAGGCCTACCCTGTGAAAGTCCACTCACTAAACCCCTTCATCAACCTGAACCTGGAGGGTCACACCTTCAAGGGTGTCTCATGATCCCTAACCTCATCATCCCTGTCCTGAACCGGTATGACCTACTGGAGAGGATGCTCCAAAGCATTGACTACCCCATTGCTCACCTGCTCATCATTGACAACGGTGCAGCCAAGGTGGAGGAGGATCTGGAGGTGCATGTCCCAGCGTGCGTGGAGATGACAACCTACCTCCCTATGCCTTCTAATCTGGGTGTGGCAGGGTCATGGAATCTGGGTATCAAACTCTTCCCCCTAGACAACCGGTGGACCTTTGCAAGTAATGACATGTGGTTTGAGCCTGGTCAGTTGGAAAAGCTTGCATGGGCTTCCCCTCATGAGCTCACCCTGGTCGCTGACTTCCCTTACTGGCACACCTTCGCTGTAGGTGAGGAGGTAGTCAAGACTGTGGGCCTGTTCGATGAGGCTATCTATCCAGCCTTTTGTGAGGACAACGATTACCAGCGCCGCGTGGAACACAATGGAATCCCCATCACCCTCCTGAACATCAAGACAGGTCACGACAACTCCAGCACCATCCACTCAGACTCTGCCTACCGCTTCAGCAACAACAGAACCTTCCCCAGCAACCGTGCCTATTATGAGCGCAAACAGCGTGAGGGTGACTTCAGCCAAGGCTCCTGGACACTCCAGAGGCGTAGAGAGAATGACTGGTGAAGTTCCAGAAACCCTGCATCCAATGTGGACAACTGTCACCTGATGCAACCTGCAGAACCTGTCACCTAAAGAAAGAACGGCAGCGTGACAGAGTGCGCGATGCAGACCCAGCACGCGCCATGAAAAAAGCCACGCTATATAACAGCAAATATAGAAAACAAGCGATGCTTTTAAAAACCAGGGGGGGTATCTGTTACCTGTGTGGGGAAATAGTACCTGCAGGGACAGGGCAGGCCGATCATGTGATTGCAGGAAATCCTGACTCCCCCCTGGCACTCACTCATTCTTTTTGCAATCAATCCAAGGGGGCTAAAAAAATCTAGGGGGGAG